TAAAAGAGATGATAAATTTCTTTCAGACTATATGAAAAGAGTTATGGAATTAGGAGAATTAATTCATGACTATTGGAATGCACCAGAACAATTCTATCAAGATGGAGAAGAACCAAACAGAGATGAATGGTGGAAAGTATCACAAGAATTAGACTGGATTACTGGTGTGCCAATAGAAAAAGATATTGTATGTGAAAGCGGTAAAGTGTATAATCTTAACGAATCTGCAGATTGGAATTGGGCTAAAGAATTTATTGATAAAGCATTAGAAACTTCGATAAGCAATACTGGATTCAGTAAGTCTAAAGATGAGAATGAACATAACAAAACTCATCTTAAGAAACTGATACCAGACGATGCCAAGTCTGTAACATACAACGGTATTACTGCCAGCCGAAATAAAAATGGCATAGTATCTATAAGGATTAAATAGGAGCAACCAATGGATAAAAAAGAAGCATGGGCTAAGATACAAAAACTTTGCCCAGACATAGAGCCAAACGATAAACTTGCTTGGCAATTAAAACAAAACAAACAATGGATATTAAGTAACCAAGCTGTGCAAAGAATCGCAGCATACAATAATATTATTGTTACCTATGGAGAACCAAAAGAAATCATGGGTAATATATATATTAAAGCTACTGCTAAGAATACTGTTACAGGATTGCAGATAGAATCCTTTGGAGAAACAAGCAGTAAGAATACACACAACGCATACCCTCTAGCTATGGCAGAGAAAAGAGGACACGATAGAGTTGTCCTTAAATGTGTTGATGTATACTCAGACTTTTATAGTGATGTAGAAGCTGATTCATTTAAACAAAACAAGGAGGAATAAATGTCAGGAAGTTTAAATAAAGTAATGCTCATAGGTAGACTAGGAGCGGACCCAGAAGTCAGAGATACAAAGACAGGAGGAAGATTCGCAACCTTTAGTCTCGCAACATCTGAACGATGGAAAGACAAAAGCGGAGAACAACAGGAAAGAACCGAATGGAATAGAGTAGTAGTATTCCAAGAGGGATTGATTCCTGTTATAGAACAATATGTTACGAAAGGAAGTAATGTATTTATTGAGGGTAAATTGCAGACAAGAAAGTATGAAGACAAAGACGGAGTAGAAAAATATACTACCGAAGTTGTACTTCAAGGATTCAATTCTACATTTACCATGCTAGATTCTAAATCATCAGAGTCAGGAGCGAAGCCCACAACAGGCGGAGCGAAAGACAATGATGATGATATACCATTTTAACCTATTGATTCTCCTTTCCTAATTCGTTTGTGTATCAATAGGTTAGTATTCAAAGGCGCAAACGAATGACTAATAGGCACAGTAGCATTGGAGCTGTGCCTATTTTTTTGTGCGTGGATAAGGAGATAAGTAATTGCTATAAAGGAGAGCTATGCAAATGAAATTCAAAAATAAAAAACTTACACATATAGTCCATAAGATTATGGAGGATTATGATTTAACTGTAGAAGAAATCAAAGGCAACCAAAGAACCAAACAAGTAACAGAACCACGCTGGGTTATGTGGAAACTAATCAGAAAAAATTCTGGATTAAGTTACGGAGAAATAGGCAGACTGTTTAACAAAGACCACTCTACTATTATGAATGGTATTAAGAAAGCACCACAAGATATTGTGAATGAATACCAAAAAATATTTAACGAGATTTCTTTTGAAGAAATTCCAGATAGTCACGGCCTTCTTCCACATTCTCAAACATCAGTTGTTTTGAAACACTTGCAGAGTATGGATCAATCACTTGTAAAATTGACTGACCATGTTGCTGTTGATGAAAACCCTTATCTATTGCATATTGATCGTGATACTTATAACCTCTTAGTCGAACTAAAGAACTTACTTTACCATTTACTTGCTCCACTTTCTGAATCCCCCAGTTATGCTTATGACCAGCAACATACAGATCAGCATCAGAATTCCAAAGACTTGCTTTCATCAGCCCATGAAGATTTGAGTACTGAGAGTGACCAGGAAAATCATGACGAGCATCCACGGAAAGAGAATATCCATTAGGGAAATTTAATCTAAACTTAACTTGCCAATCAGCAGAGATATTCTTTGGCTGTTCCATCCATGTCATCGGATCCTTTGCGCTAGGTGTCCAGTTGTCATGATTCCCTCGAATCAGTATAAGTGGGTCCATGTTATTAATTAGCCATTCAATAAGCATATAGGTTTGTGCATCAGTTGTCTCTTGACTAGGACTCATTTTGAGTGACAAGCGACCTATCCAATTATTGTGTACATCACCTATTGATGCACCTTTAATAGCTGAATTAGATTTAATTAACTCTACATCAGAGTATAGCTTTTCCCAATCACAATGATTGTCATCTATATGTGGATCACCCATCCATAGTATACCTATTGGCCCATCAATATTTACTTTAACATCTACCCATTCATGTGCATCAGTAGCATTTTTTCTTGTACGAAATCTTTTTCGTTTATACTCAATCAATTCTTCAATAGGTAATTCTTCAGATGGTAAGTCTGGTACCTCAAACTCAGGCTCTTTAGTTAAGTCTGGTAACCTTTCTCTTGCATTAAATAATCTTGCACTAAATGTAGCATAGCTTAAACCTAATGCTTTAGCAGCATCATGTCTGCTATCATGTTCATTGTCTGCTTCTAATACTTCTAATAATTCATCGACTGTTAGAGGGTTTCGTGCCATTGTTTACTCCTTACAACATTTACAAAGTTTTTCTTCTCGTCTTATTTCTTGGATAGCATCCATACATCCAGCAATCATATTCATATACGCATTAACTGTCATGTCTTTCCATACAGACTCATGGTCTATACATACTCTTAGTTTATTGCCAGTTGGTATAACATAAACTTGTGTGTCTTTATCAATCTTTACTGATTTCATCTACTTGCTCCTTGATTTTACTAACTTCTTCTTGCAGTTGCTGAATACGCATGTCTTGAAGTGCATCATCTGGAAGCGCACCGAACTCACCTCTCGGCCATTTAACTCTGAACTCTGAGTTAAGAACTATATCTTTATTCTTTAACTCTAACTCATGCTCAAGAAAATTTAATCTCTCAGTTAAACCAAAGTAACCATACACAGCTATACAACTACCAGCTATAAGGCTTATAAGATTTCTTAATGGTATAGATATTACACTTGAGTCTGATACTTTCACCGCCATTTATTTTTTCCTCATCATAGCTCGTTGACCAAACCAGAAAGCGATAATGCAAGACACCATACCCTCATCAAAATCTGAATAGATAATGTGTAAGTTTTCATGCAGCTCTACACCACTAGTATATGCTTGCCATATAGTAATTGATTTTGCAGTAAGGTAAGAAAACAAAAACAGATATGTAATGACTGGTCTGCATGTAGCTGAGAATGTAGTAACCCAACCAGCAGAGTTAGTAGCTAGTGTCTGATCATGCTTATATATATTTTCTGCCTCTGCTATGTCGGCTTGAGCATTAGCAATATTAATTTTATGCTTGGACTGTGCCTCAAGTAATGCCAACTGCTGACGATGAGCCTGTCGTTTTTCAAAAAATCCTAGTACAGATGGAATTGTACTGGAAAAAAACCCAAGTGCTGATCCGAACAGAGCAATCATGAAAAATTAATCCCATAAATGAGCGTAGAAAAGAAGTTAGGTATGTCTATATAGTATAAGGTCATAAAGTTTAAATCTTTCTGTATGGCTTTCTATTCAAGCGAGAGAGCTAACTGTCATTTTCAGTAGTAGTTTTTATCTCAATAGAGATATTCTGGTCTGATGGTAGCTGAGCATTGATTCCAATGTGGCTAGACGCACAACCAGATACAGTTATTCCAAATAAAATTATAAGGGATAGTGCATACTTCATTTAATTTCCTCCAAAGTAATTAGTAATAAGATTAGTAAAGCCAGCTGATATACCACCAGCTGCAAAAATAATTCCAAATAACAATCCTCTACCTCTTGCTACTTGTGTTTCCATGTTATGTAATCTTGTGTTTAAATCTTCAACTTGATCTGTTAGCCTATTAACAGCTTCTAATAACTTACCTTGTTCAATAGGTGTAAGACCAGACATTATTCTGGTTCCTCATAGTTTTCATTCAGGGTCCATTCACCATCAATATAGTAATATTTATATGGAGCTACATCCTCAGGAAAATTTTCTACATTTTCAACAACATCAAATCCATTTGAACCATAACCATAACCTTTAGGATAACCCTCAGAAGATTCATAAGTTAATTGTTCTTCGGTTTGTGTATATTCATACATATCTAAAGGTAATGTATCTATGTATAAATTAGTTAATGAAAATGGTAGTGGGTTACCTTCTTCATCTTCTGTTATTGTTTTATTTAATACTACTATTGTTCTCATCATAACTCCTTACATTGGCATTGGACCTTTACATCCAAAGACTTTCATATATGAACCAGTACTCCAGTAATGGCTACCGCTTCCTGTATAAATTTGTACATTTGTAGCTGGAGATGTTAACTGGTCATTTCTTATACCACCTTCCATGTGTTCATAGTGAGCAAAAGTACTTCCTTGAACTTTTGATTGGAAACTATGACCAACACCCCAGCCATAACTATTATGACTTTTACTTTGGTCAGTATTAAAATCAGGCCACCATTGAACAAAAGCCATATAAGAACAATAAGTTTGATTGCTTAAGTTATTGTTGCCAGTTATACGCCATTCACTTCCACCTGAACTTTGATTTGTACTATTAGTACCATATCTATATCTATATTTATAATGACTTCCACTATGACCGCTTAACCTTAAGCCAGCGTTTGTTGTATTAACACCTGAGTAGAAAGAAAAGCCAGCCATAATTGCTAAGTGATCATACTTTGATGACCAGCCTGGTGTGTCTACTTGTAAAGTAGTTGTAGAATTATTAGTAAGTATATGTTCTCCAATTAAAACAGGACCAGCGTTCATATTAGTTAATAATGATCCATCTACAGCTGGTATTTTACCCTGATCATTTAATGATAAAATATTATTTGCAGCACTTCCTACTGAATATCCATCAAGGTCACCATCAGATAAAATAATTTCAGTAGTACTAATAGCAGTACCAACAAATCTATCTGTTGCAGTTGTTGTTAATGAACCAGCGCTGCTTAAATAATATTTTTGACCAGCAGTTAAACCAGATAATCCACTCGCAATAGAATTTTTTAATGCTGTGCTTACAGTAGCACCATTACTAGCACTTGCTAAAGCAATACCAGTAAACCTATCTCTTGATGTTGCTACAGGGTAACCTACATCTATATTATGGAATCTGTTTTCTTGACCCCAAGATGTGCCAGCAGTATAATTATCGCCATCTCTTTTAACGGTTGCCATAAACATGTTAGCACCAGTTGTTGGATTAAATCTTAAATCAAGACCACTACCATTTTGTCCAAGAAAATCATCACCATCGGTATCTTTACCTACTATAGTTCCACTATCTATACTATAGCTTGTAGTATCACTTGTATTATCAAAACTTCCTGTGCCTGTTAATCTATATGCAACAACTTTTTTATTACCATGTGTAGTATTTGTACTATTACTAGCACCATTATGAGCAACATAAAGAGCAACAACACGATTTGTAGCAGTATCAACATCTACAGATGGATAGCCTTGCATATCATTACCACCACCACCAATATAAGAAGTGCTAGTATCTTGTACATGAACACCATTATTATCTACATTAGCATTACTATCTTGCCAATGATCTGTACCTGAACCCTTACATCTATATTGGAATGTCCAGTACCAAGGTCTATAGTTGTTACTATTATTGTGAAAAGGGTCTCTACCAAAAACCATTATTCTTTTTGTAACTGGATCAAGAGCCATTTGCATATTAGTCCAGTTAGGACCAGTACCACCTCTATCAACACCAGAGTTCCAACTTCTAATTACTTTTGAATTTGAATTATTACTGGATGAATTTCTGTTTGTGTTCCAGAAAGCATAACCTATTTCGTATGGGTTACTATTTCTTTCATAGATAGCTACCATGCTAGGACCATCACTTGATGATGCGCTACCGCTACTTGATTCATAACTTGTTGTCTTAGCTTCTGATCCTAAGTGCATCATTTTAAATCTACCATCAAGACCTGATGCGTTACTAAAGTTATTTTCATGCGCCCATTGACTCCAATAACTTGTCCATCCATGTTGTTTTGTTACCGTGTCTCCAGCAGCATTATATTTAAAGTGATACATAAACTGACCTTGACTGTTGTATGGGTAGCCACCAGAACCATGCGAAAGTACAACAACTTCTGCGTTAGTGTGGTCAAAAGCCATGTCATAAAAAGTATGGTTACTACTTGTTAATGTGTATTCTAAATTTAAACCTAAATTACCAGTAGCATCACAACTAACATTCCATACATAAATACCGCCATTACTATTTTTTCTACCAGCAATAATTATGTGGTCATTTACTGGATCATAATCTACAGCAAAAGATGTTACTCTACCGTTATTTACTGTAAACTCTGGACCATATTCAAATGTTCCATTACTATTTCTTTTAACTGTTTTGCCATAAAATTTAGCATTATTATTAGCACCAGTATAAAATATAGCAATACGATCAGCATGCTCTACATAAACACTTGATCTATGACCCATATAACTTAACTCAGCCTGAGTATTCCAAGATGACGCTGGCTCAAATAATTTATTTGGCCATGATGTGTATGTGTGATCATTATTAGATGCTGGTATATCTGTATCTTGAATACTAGTTGGTATAGTTTCTTGTACTTTTTTTACAGTACCGCCACTTGAATCAATAGCTAAAGCGTCACCAGCAGTTACAGCTTCGGATGTTGTAAAAGTTTTTCTTGATCCAAGACCACCTGATGCTGGTAAATTAGTTAATTGAGATGCGTCAATAGCTGGTAAAGCACCAGTTAATTGAGTAGCAGCTATACTTTTATTTGTTAGTGTTTGTGTTGCACTTGTACCTACTAATTCTTGATCACCACCAGCTGGTAAAGTAAGTGTGTTAGTTACATTTGCTGAGTGTGGTTGTGGTTGTATTGTTTGTGCATGAAGATTTGATGACTCACAATATAAACTAATTTTTGCAATAGTTCCTGATCCTGTTTTTACATCTATTAAACCATCTGATATAACAACACCGCCACTTGAACCATCACCATCAATATTAACTTTACCACTACCATTAGGTAAAATATCAATATCACCATTAGATACAGATACAATATTTTGACCATTAACATCTAAGTTACCGCCTAATTGTGGAGTTGTATCTTCAACAACATTTGCCATTGGTCCAGCTGGACCAGTATTACCAATACTACCTTGATCACCTTGAATACCTTGAATTCCTTGAATTCCTTGAATTCCTTGAATTCCCTGATCACCTTGAGGTCCAGTTAAATCAGGTGTTGTAATAGTATGTGTACTACCATCAGACATAGTATGAATAACATTATATGTACCAGCACTACTACCAGCTGTGCTTGATATACTGCTTACTGATGTACCAGTAGCTCCAGTATTACCAGTATTACCAGTATTACCAGTAAGACCTTGAATACCTTGATCACCTTTTAAATTGTTAGATGTATGAGATCCACTTGTTCCATCACTAAATGTAAAATCAAATGTAATTGTTCCATTAGCATTGTTAGTTCCAGTAAAAGAATTTATTGTAATTCCAGATGTACCAGCCGGTCCAACATTACCTACATTGCCTTGAGGTCCTACATTACCATCATCACCTTTTGCTCCAGTTGATCCATCAGCACCAGCTACTCCTTGAGGACCAGTTAAATTAGGCGTTGTTATTGTATATGTTGAACCATTAGTAGCATGAAATATAATATCAAGTGTACCGTTTCCATTGTCTGTTTTAGTAACATTATTAAATCCTGATGTCACACCAGCTGCATCAAGATCAGCAGTTCCAATAGAACCGTCTGTTACCATTCTCCCATGTACTGTAGTTAATGCCATTGTTATTCTCCTTTAGGATTCCTTTCTTTAATGTCTTTTATAGTATCTCTCCATTTATCTATATCATGATAGATCATATCAAGTTGTTCTCTAATGTCTGGGTATTCTAATAGTCTTTCACCAATATAATCTAAGTCTTGTTGTTTTCTTATTCTTTGTTCTAATACACCATCATTAGCTCTTTCAATATATATTTCATTACCATCACCAATAATTCCATCAAATCTTCTTATTAATTCAAAGTTATCATTTTCTTTTTCACCAGTTATATAGTTTCCATAAGTACCATCAGCTTTTACTTCTACATAAAAACCCTCATAGTTTATTACTTCTTGTTCTTCTTCTGGTTGATTTCTATTTTCATACTCAATAGCATGTTGATCAACAATTTTTTGCCAATCTTGTTTATAATCTTCTGACATTAATGTAACCCCCATCCTAATATATTAGCTTTTTGTAAAGTAGCTGAGTTTGCTGTTTTCTTTGCGTATAATGTAAACCTAATAATAGCTGTAGTTCTATTAGGCAAACTGTTTAATGTTTGTACAATTCCTGTAGCAGTTCCACTTAGAATTAATTGTGAAGCATACCAATCTTCTGCTTGTTCAACAACAATTTGTTCAGTACCAGCAACACCACCTACAACAGTTCTTGCAGTTAATTTACCAGCTATACCATCTGCTTGTGAACCCCAAAACAAACTAGCTATAGCCATAGGAATATGGCCGTTAACTGTATCATCTGGTGCTGGTATATCTAATTGTAACACTTGAACATAAGATGTCGTCATAGTTGTTCCAGTACTTGTTTCTACATACCTACCTTTATTAACATCACCTCTTAGTTTTGTTACATTTAGAGTTTGTATTGCAGCATCTCTAATATTAATGTTTCCATTAACATATTCAAATGGAGCAGTACCAGTTGTTGATTGTGTTGGATCAGATATTGTAAATACATCTGAGTTTATAGCAAACGATGTACTTGTTGATCCAGCAATTATTTTTGTTCCAGTAATTCTACCATTAATATCAATACTTAATGTTTTTTCTGCTCCAATTAAACCACCTGGAGTTGTTGCGTTATTACCTATCAAAGATGTATGACTATTTATATTTAAAGTATTTCCACCAACAGTTAATGCTAGGTCGTTTACAGCGGTAACAGCACTATTAGCTTTACCGTCTGCTGTGTTAGCCGTAGTTTCTACAGTTGTAAATTGTGTGCTTGTAGCTAATACTAAGTTACCACTTCCATCTTGTACTTGTGATTTTAAAACATTTATATCTGATGCTTGAGATGTATTAATTCCACTTAAAGATGAAACAGTACCATTTAACTGATTAAATGCCTGTGCTGTTGCTAACTTTAATGTGCTTCCATCAGATTCAAATACAGCAGCTTCCAAAGATGTTATTCTATTAAGATCAAGAGTTATGCTTCCTGATCCACTAATTCCTAAAGTTTCTAATGATGCTACTCTTGACACAAGTGATGTAGATTGTGAGCCATTAACTACTGTATCTATTGTAGCATACAAGGCCTCAACATTTGTTAATCTTGTTCCTTGATCTGATATTTGATCTACGCCATTAATAGTTATTAAGTTCTCTGCTGCAATTAAACGAGTATCTAATGTTGGCACTTTGTTTATTTGATTTGATAAATTAGTAGATAAATGTGTTGAGTCAATTTTAACTGGATTTGTTGCCATATCTGATAAAAGCTGACTTATATCTACATTGGCTTGTGTTACTGTTGTACCAGAATCTACATTAACTATTGTTCCTGATCCTGATGTTTGTGTTGATGAAAAATCTCTAATTTCTACAGCAGAGCCTACTGGTGGAGCTGTTGTAAATGTAATAACATTATCTGCTAAATCATAATTATTAGGATTCTGCATTACACCATCAATCATAACTAATATAGACAGTTTACTACTTGGTCTTGAAGTTAAAGTCATTATTGTGTTGCCAGTTGAGGTAAAGGAAGTAGATATAGGTTGTACTCTACCAAAGACTAAATCCCAAGATGTTCCTGTCCATATTTTTGTTTCTAAACTTGTTGTATTGTAATATATATCTCCGACTTCTAATGGAGAATTGTCTGGTCTGTTAGTTAAATCAGCTGTAAAAGCTCCAAGATACTCAGTAATAGCACTTGTTTTAGTGGTGACATTACCAGATGAGTCAAAAGCCAAGAGCTTTCCAGCCCTTGAAGTCGCAATAGGTAAATCCCCTGGCGTATCTTCTTGAGGTTGTACTGAAATACTTTGATCAACTTTTAACTCCAAATCCTGTACTATTCTGGTTAG